CTTTTCAATTGGGCAGAAACAAGATTTGTCGGAAATACAGATACTTTTCTATAAGCAAATGCTTCTGCAATGTTTGTAGGCTTCTGAGAAATACGCAGCTGATACTGCTCAGGTGGTAGATCTTTCTTCCACTTCTCTCTTTCTACTTGAATTGCCTCAAGAGCAGATTGAACAAGTGAGTTACCCCACTCATCAATAAAAGGAGGCATGCTCCACTGCTCAGGAATAAAAAGCCCAGCAACCCCAATGGTACCTTGATCATCAATGAGATCAGTCTCAACAGCATAGATGTCATTTATTTCTGGATTTAAAATCATTTGCTTAAGAGGCTCACACTGATCCAAATCACCCACAGATCCCGCAGCAATGAAAGTACCAGTAGTAATAAAGCCAGACTGAACAGCAGGACGTATATACTCATAAGTCTTATCCATCTTAGGAGCGATACCAGCTTCTTCATGAAAAAAATAGGTTACAGGTCCACCAACACCAGTTGTTGCATCTTTATCAAATGAAAGACCTTGGATCTTAGACATAAGACCCTTTTTACTTATACGACCACCAATTCTTACTTCAATCTTTTGTTCCCAAAGAAGAACTTTGTTTGGATTACTTGGTCTATACCAAGCAGTGTGTTCGTTTAGAAAGTTTGCATATTCATCAAGAAACTTCCAGGAACCTTTGTCGTTAATGTAATCTTTTAGACTTGCACCAATCTTACAGATAGAACCTTCTTCAAACCAGTATTGGTTAATCAACTTACCCATATGAAAGTAAGATGATGCAATCTGACGTTTCTTTAGAATGGCAATATGCTTGTAGGATAACTCTGCAAGAACCTCATACAGTGCCATGTGATACTGAGCATCACGGACTTTAGCAAAGCCGTAGCGTCTTTCTTCCTTGTCATAGATAGGAAGAAAGTTTAACCACATGTAATAGTCTCTAGTGAGATACCAGGTTTGCTTTTTACCTATAACGATTATGCCATTTCTGCATTTTCTCTTTTCAAGATCCCAATAATCTATAAAGTCTTTAGATCTAAACGGTGCTTCTGTGTAGTATCCAAGCTTGTTAAATCTATCTGACTGTTCTTGGAATACTACAGAGTTTTCATCAAACCCATACTGTCCCGGTTCTTTAAAAAGGGTAAGAAGAAAGTTTCTGAAGTCTTCTCTTGTATCAAAAGAAGTATCAGTCCACTGACCGTTTTTATATGTTGGAACAGTAATAAACATTAACCCAGCTCTATTCCGGTAGAAATACCTTTAATAAGATCTTTAATGTTCTTAGCCGAAAGAGTAAACACAGACTTTCTATCACTAAAATAAGAGTTAGCGTCACTGCGTTTAAAGGCATACCACAAATCCTCATAGGGATTGTAGTGAAACAAGATGTCTTGGAAGTTCTCGTTCATATTACAATTGGTCATAAGCAAGACCTTGCCCACCACGGACAGTAGTCTTTTGTTCATCTTTCAAATCACTGTATGCACCCTTAAATGAATTACGGATCTGCTCAAACTTAGCAGCTGCGTTAATCAAAGAGTTTATGTTACCGTCTCTACCGTGCTCAATATCAGTAGTTTCCATGTACCTGGCAAGTCTATCAAGCATAGATGCAATACCCTTGTATGCACGATATGTAGGTGTTTCATACAACTTTCTACACAGATCCATTGCTTCTAGTATCTCCGGATCTTCTGTAGAGTAATCCATACCCACTTCTCTAATAATAAGTTCCTCCTTTTCAGACTCTAGTACGTTAAAGAACGGATTGATATCCGGATCTGGGCAGGTCATATAAAAGATATACGAATATACTTTGGGAGCATCTTCATCATAAGCAGTCATAATTTTCTTTAGACTGTCAAGAGTATAACAATGCTCAGAGGGAATAACCTTACCGTTCTGTACATCAAAGAGTCTTACTATCATTTGAATTTAGATTTATTGTCTTGAAACCACTTAACTACAGAAAGGACCTCATCTTTAAGATACGGAAGATCATAGTATACAATGTCTTTAATGATTGGATCACCTTCATCATTGGTCTTCAGAATGGGATATCCATTGTCATCTTTACCCTCATCTTCAAACATAATGTGCTGAATCATCAAAGTACCAGCCTTAAGTCTTGGGTTATGCTTAAGAATCATGTACATGTAGATAGAAAGCTGCAGATTGTAGTGGTTAAGATTACAATCATCTAGATGGCTGACCGGGTGGTTCATCTTTTGAGACAAACCCTCCCAGTCTTTGTAGCTCTCACTACGGATTTCTTTGTTGGTTTTGTAATCCGTAATGTGAACTACACCATCTACAATTTCTACAAGATCTGACTGACCACAAATACCCAGGCTCTTCATGTATACAAAGTGCTCCGGGTACATGCCGTCTTTAAGACGTTGATCAGGTGCAACTTTTAGACCAGTATTATCTGCCAAAGGTTGCATAATAGGAATAGTCTTACCGTGACGTTCAATACTGTCAAGACCAAGAAGATCCTCTTCACGCTGATTGTGGTACCAGTTACCCACATTAATAGCTCTTTCAGATTCTGCTTTCCATACAGAAAGAATCTGATCTTTGGTCATTCCAAACCACTTAGACCTTTTGTTCTTTGAAGACTTCTCTGCAATCTTCTCAGCTTCAAACGGTTGTTTGAGCTTGCTAATCACAGATGTAACACTCATCCACTGAATATTCTCAGCAGGATCAATGCTCACATACTTGTGATCTTCTGGTAAAAATTTAACGGCCATAATTTTCAAAGTATTTGTCCTCTTGCTCTTCTGTAAAGTGAGCTTTCCACTTTCCAGCTGGACACTCAGAGCTCATTGATCTCAGCTTTAGAGATAAAGAGCAACCACATAATGAACAGCAGGGTTGTGTCCCGGGAGCCAAGCATTGATGTGGCTGCATTGTTCTATTAGGACACGTTGCACAAATTGAATGTCTTTGAGCATATACTCTTTCAGTTAGGGGTGTTTTAAAAATCTTGTATCTAAGACCTTCAAGAATCAGTTTCCGATTCGTCCAAATCGTCTTCAGATTTTCTGTTAGCGTTTTTAATTTCATAGTGTTTAGATCTTTCTTCGTACTCGGTTTTCAACTGATCAATGAGCTTATTCATTTTCTCTACACGAGATGACAACTCATCAAAAATTCTGTAATCCCTGTATCTAGTCATATTGAGCTTGCCAAGAATTTCTTGATACTTGGCAATCTGATCTTCCATTTTATTATATCTAACGGTGAATGTACCAAAATTCTGGATCTTCACACGAGCATAGTTCAAACTAGAAACATCTTTTCTAACTCTTATCCAAAAGAAATGGGTAAGATCAGATACAAGCTGTTCATTTACATCCTCTAACTGTGCCGCTTTCTTTATTGCTTGTTTAGGCTTTCGGGGATTCAATATGAGCAAACTTATAATCTAACAATATATTACCCTCACTTTGAATGTTAATCTCAGGGTTTAAAGAAATCTTCTTTTTACTCTTACCATCTTTAACAATCAAGCCTTTCTTTTCTGCTTTTGAAAGAGCGTTCCTTGCACTTTGTGGAGATTTGAAAATACCCAAATCTGTAATTCTATTACAAAATTCAGTAAGTTCAACTTCTCTATCTGCACCAAGGTGGGTTAAACACTCAAGGTCGGCAGTGCTAACAGAAACGTTTTTCAAATAGCAGTGTACCACAATCTGGAACTTTATAATTTCCCAGCGTGGTAGTACAACTTTCTTTGCTACTTGATTTACAATTGCCATTACTTATCTCTCCGTAGAGTTCTTCTAATGGGTTGTTCTGTAGGCTCTTCATCATCTTCATCTTCAGGTTCAGGGGCCATCATATTAGCCATTGTCACCTGAGCTTGTAGATTCTTAAGACGTGCCATTTCAATAGCTGCACGAAGCTCTTCATACTTCAGTTGCTTCTCAAGATGAGGAATAACATCATCATAGAAAGCATCAAGTTGAGCACGTTTTTCTTGCATCTGCTCCTGAGTCAACTCTGGAGTTTCGTAAGGTTGCTGATCTTCACTCATACTTTAAAGGTTTGTTGGTACATTATAAATATACATTAAAAGTTTAAACATTACAAATTTATATTTATATTTGATACTATGAACAAGCTAGATCAAGACTATCAAAATTTGCTTCTTGACATCATCACAAACGGTGAAGTCAAGCAAGACAGAACAGGTACAGGAACAGTCTCTGTATTCGGAAGACAGATCCGTCACAAGATGCTTGACGGTTACCCTTTGCTCACTACAAAAAAGATGGCATTCAACTCTATGGTGGTTGAGCTACTC